GTAGGAATAAGAAAGCATTTTCAAAAGGTCCTGGTGTTTTATCATCTAGGCCAGTTTGGATGTCTTCTCAAATTCCAGAGGTGTTATGCAATTTTCTAGCCAGAAGTATGACTAATTATTATAAAACTACTGGTGTCCATCAACCATTCTATCTAGGTAAAGGTTTAACTCAGGGAGGATGGATGAAGATTGTTGATGAGGTAAAATCACCAGATCGTATATGTGTACATGGTGACTACTCAAAGTGGGATTCTACTTTGCAGCAGGCCTCTCTTATCTGTGCATTGTCAGTAATTAGGCAATGTCTACCAAATGGTATAGAATTTGAAAGATTATTCAGATTTATATCTTTTGGTTTGATCTCCCACCCAATTAGTGTTTTGGGTGGTATGATCATCGGATATAAAAGGGGTATGCCTAGTGGGCATGCCCTTACTTCTATTGGTAACTGTTTCTCCCATTGGACACTCAGAAATGTGTTCTTTTCTACTAATTACTTTAAAGAAATGTTATCTTTAAAGCAGAAACATGGGCGTATACCAATCATTACACAGATTTTAGGTGATGATTTTGCCTATACCTCTACGCATCCCGATGCGGATGATCTTGTGATGAGAATGGGGAAATTTTTACCCAGATGGGTAAAACAGGCGCTTAATATGGATTTAGACCCTCCTTATGTAGGCCCTTTTTCTACCGATAATCCTGATACAGGGGGTTATGAATTTTTAAGAGTAAGGTTTAATCGTTTGATGTACCCTACAACTACCACAGTCGAGATGCTATCTCGTATTGTTTTACCAGAGTCCGATAGTACTTCGGATAATTATGATGGTCTGGTACAGTCTATCAATAGCTCTCCATCTCATCCTAGGGCTGTTAAACTGTATTTCTTAATTAACAGTTGGCTCGACCATAAATTTAAGAGAAGAAAAGATCCCATGAGTTGGGACCCTTCTTCCGACACCGTTCTAGATAGATCTTTTGTAAACTCAAGATATATTGATGGTTACTACACAACATGGTTACAAAGCAAACGATACCCTGAGAATGATTATTCTTCAGATCGTTTAATTATGTTTGATCTTCTTGAAGATGTTAGAAGT